ATGTCTACAGAAGCAACCAAATTCACCGTCGGCAAAACTACCTTTTACCAAGGTACGAATCAGACCCATCCCCTCTTCCGCATCGAAGCTGGCATCCCGTGCCAGAGCGCCCGTGAACAGGCCTCGGAACTGATGGGTTATGCACGGGATATGACCTTGGACGGTTTGATGGAAGACAAACCGCAGCTGATATGGGCTTCGCACTATCTCTGCGCCATGGCGAAAGCGCTTATGGATGACGCCGAGCTGGGAATGATGCGCTGACTGACCAAGTCCTCCACGAATGTCTTCGAGACCAACATCAACTACCAGTCTCGAAGGCGATCCGACATCACGGCCTAGCCGGAAAAGCTGGGTGCAGAGTCCGCCGTAGGGATATCGATTAAGTCGTTGCCCGCATTCTTATCTACACCGAATCGTTGACCCACCGCCCGCGTAGCATACCTTTCAACTCCTCAATACTTAGAGTCATGTCCCGCTTGCGGTCCACCACCGCCCACGACTTAATCATTAAAACGTCGCGGGATCGGTTGGGGCACAGCGAATGCCGTCAACGTGACCGGACATTTTAACTTAGCAATACGCTGATATTTAAAGGATGTGGACTCAGATCCCCGGCTTACCAGATCGCTGTGCAGGGATACATTTATATAGCTGCTCACAACCGACGATCGTGATCCCGGATACTGTGGGTCACCACACCCCAAACCTCGAACTGGTCACCCTCCATGATGTCCCTGGACGGGAACTTGGGGTTGTCCGATATCAGCACCACCTGGCGGTCACGGATCACCATCCGCTTGCAGGTGGCATCCCCGTTCTGCGCGACGATGATGATGCTGCCTGACGTTGGCTCAGCCAGGCGATCGACTATCAGCAGGTCACCGGTATAGATGCCGGCCCCCTGCATGCTGTCGCCCTCCACCTTGACCAGGTAAACGTTGGGCGCGCGCAGTTGAAGCATATCGTCGATGGACACCTGCAGGTGGTCAGTTTCTGAGGGTATGGTTGAAGGCATGGTGGCTGGCCGATAACTGTATATAGATACAGTATGTGATGGGCGCCAGCTTCAGGCAACAGCCGGTCAGCGGCTCGCCTTCATGCCGTCGGTCACCGCTTCGCACGCCAGGCCCGCTATTCGGCTTCGCTCAAGCGCTGCTGCGCAGCTGCCCGCCATTCGGTCAGACTCTTCAAGCAATCCCCCGAGCACCACGACGGCAGAGGTTCCTGCCTGGCGCTGCTGGGTAGCGATGGCACCGCAGGTGGCTGCTCGGCCGGCGCGCAGTCGATCGATTTCCCCGCGCAGCCCGCCAGCAGCAGACTCAGCAGCAGCGGCGCGGCCCTGGGCCAGTTCCAGTTTTTGTCGTGCACTCTCGCCCTCCTTGTCCGCCACGGCTTGGCGGCGCTGTTCTTCGGTTCTGGCCTGGGCCACGGCGCGCCGGTCGCGCTCAGCTACCTGCAGGCGGTAATCTGACAGTTCGGTTCGGGCCTCGGCCGTCTCGCCCTGGGCGGCCACCACGCGGTACTGCTGTCCGCCAGCGACCAGCACCAGCGCGATCAACCCCCAGCACCAGGCAGGCACAGCGCTCGAGCAACTTGTCCAGGCGGTGCGGGTTTTGCCCATAGCTGTTGCCCGGAAAGCTGGCCCAAATGTTCGAGCACTTGGCGATCGCCTCCTGGATGCGGTCGGCTTTGACATCGTCGAGGGCGCGGCGCTCCCTGATCTGCTGCAGCGCTACCCGGTCCTGGTTTTCCGGAGCGAATCCGCCGGACAGCCTCAGGCTCACGCGGTAAGCGTCCCAGTAGCGCTCGAGCAACTGATACCGTCCGGCGGCCGTGCTGGTGACCGGCTTGCCGTTTATGGGAAAAGTCAGCTTGCGGCGCGGGTGATCGGCATAGCCTTGAAACAGCCCACCGCCGTACAGCACGTTGTAGCCATCATCACTGCCTTTGACGGTAGAGGTGCCTTCTGAAAAGGCGATCAGATCCAGAAACCGGAGCACATTCGCGCCTCCGGCGTGGGATTCGGTGAGTCTGGCAATGGTTCTCCAAGCAAAAAGAAGCCCGCACTTGGCGGGCATGAATGTGTCTTTTAGGCTGCTAAATCGTCAAATGTGCATTGACTTATGTGCGAGGCAGGATATGAAAAAAGGATTGTTGGTACTTGGGTTTGGGATCTGTTTGCTAGGCGGTTGCTCTCATTTCTCCAATAGCACTTATGGGAGCCCTACCCACGCACACAATATCGCGTGCGATGACACCCCGCCGAATCAACCTGGTTGTTACAACCGCCAGTACCAAGAAGGCATTCTCAACAAGCTGGTTGATTCCTTTAGCGAAGGACGTTGATGCCTGCTCTATAGTTGATCTTGCGGCCGGCACACCCTGGGTTCGCTTCGATCAGGGTCCACGACTTGAAGCACACTTTCGACAGACGCCTGAAAGCAGCTGGTGTAACACAGGAAGATCGGAAGTCGCTACTTGGTCACAAAAACGGAAGCGTGACCAGTCACTATTCTGGCGCGGAGCTGGGGCAGTTGATAGAGGCGGCAAACAAAGTTTCAGCGACGGACTCGCGTGGGCCGGTACTGACCATTTTGAAGAGGAGGCAGGCGTAAAAACCTGAGAAGTCACGCAAAAGTCACGCACATGAAAAAGGCCACTCCTTTCGGAAATGGCCTAAGTCATTGAAATATATGGTCGGGACGGAGTGATTCGAACACTCGACCCCTTGCACCCCATGCGTGCAGGACACACCTAAAGCCTTACGGATCAAGGCCTTGAGCGGGCGCTCGCTGCAAACGGTGCCGCACTGTGCAAGACTCATTTTCACCATCCCCCGAAAATCTCCCCACGGGCTTCTGCCTGCATCCGGCGTTCTGCCGACCTTTTCCCTTCCTTTATATAGCTACTCACAACCGACGATCGTGATCCCGGATGCTGTGAGTCACCACACCCCAAACCTCGAAGTGGTCACCCTCCATGATGTACCTGGACGGGAACTTCGGGTTGTCCGGTACCAGAACCACCTGGCGGTCACGGATGATCATCCGCTTGCAGGTGGCATCGCCGTTCAGCGCGGCGATGATGATGCTGCCTGACTTTGGCTCAGCGAGGCGATCGACTATCAGCAGGTCGCCGGTATAGATGCCGGCCCCCTGCATGCTGTCGCCCTCCACCTTGACCAGGTAGACGTTGGGCGCGTGCAGCTTGAGCAGATCGTCGATGGAGACCTGCAAGTGGTCAGTTTCTGAGGGCATGGTTGAAGGCATGGTGGCTGGCCGATTACTGGATATATATACAGTATCTTATGGGCAGGCCAACTCAGGCAACAGCCGGTCAGCGGCAGGATTCAACAGCAGCCTCCAGCTGCTTCTCGTATCCGATCCGCTGCCGGCGCTCTGCCAGCAGCGCCCGCACCTTCACTTCCAGGCTGTCGGTCTTTCGCAGCCCGGCAGCTGCCCAGGGCGGAACAGCCACCTCCGGCGCCCGGCACGGCACCTGCACTGGCACCTCGACGCGCACGTACTGGACCTCTGGCGCGACCTCCCCTGCGCAGCCGGCCAGCAGGGCGATGCCTGCGAGCACCCCCACCCCGCGCAGGATTCGACCTGCAGCACCTGCACCGCCTGCACTTTTGTGCAAGACCTGCACTTGTTCGCTGCTCCTGCAGGGCCCACCTTGGTGGCCACCCTCAAGCCCAGAAGCCATGCGGGTTCCAGTGGTAATTTCGCCTGCTTGATGGCCGGGCAGGCCCACCCCTAAATCGGTCATAGCCCTAGCTCCAGATCGATGATTGAGGTGGCGGCAGCGCATTGGTCGCCGCCGGTTCGCTCCTGCTGCAGGCGGTTTGCCGCCGCATAGTCGACTTTTGCGCCGGCCCCGGCTTCGGCCACCGCCTGCGCGACCCTGGCCTGGCGCTCATTCGCCGCCAGGGTCAGGTCGCCCAGGGCCTTCCCCTGTTCTTGCGCCAGGCCTGCAAGGTTGTCTCGCGCCGCTGTGCATGCTGCGACCCGGTCCTGCTCCTCGTCCAGAGCCGGCCGGAAATGGCTGGTGGCGAGCCAGACGCCCACTGCCACGCCGAGCAGGGCCATCAGGGCGGCACCGGCAAGCCGCATCACCCAGTCGTTCATATCGCCTCCAGGAACAGATCCCGCTCAGCGGCCCGCCGGCGGACCAGCCCGGACAGCACCTGCCCGCCGGCCTTGTTCCAGCGCGGAAACTGCTCGGCAGCAGCTGCGTAGTTGCCCGCATTGAGCAGCCGGCGTAGTGTGGACGACTCAAGATTGGCCGCGCCCAGGTTGTAGGTGAAGCTCATCAGGGCATCCCACTGGTTTTGGTTCAGTTTGGCCGTGACCAGGCGCTGCACTTCTGGCTCGAATCGCTGCACGTCGTTCAGCAGCATGCGTTCGGCCTGTTCCTTGGTGATCGACATCCCCGGCTTCACGCCACGGGTGGTGCCATAGCCGATGGTCCAGACGCCGACAGAATCCTGATAGGCCTGCAGGCGCAGGCCCTCGAATGACTTGATGAGGCTCAAGCCACGTTGCGATGTGCGCATGGGTTTTCTCCAGGCGAAAAAAAGCCCGCGCTGGGCGGGCTTAGGATTTTTTCTGTGTAAGGCTTAAACCCTGATCCCTTTGCGCAAAGCGTAGGCGCGCAGGTCTGCAACCGTGGCTGCCTGTTCTTCCGCAGTCAAAACTGCCGAGTGCAGCTGTACCGCAGCGATATCGCACGAACCCGAGAAACCGGTGAATAGACTACCGATTCGGATTTTGTTCAAGCTTGGCCTGCGCGGCAGGCCTCCCGTGGTGGATTGGGTGATGGTGCGGTTATTGGTAAGGTCATTGAAGACGATGCCCGCCGAGCTGATGATGACGCTGTACAGTGCCCAATTAGCTGCATCTTGTGTGGGCAGGCTGGCGCGCGGGAAGGTCTTGTCTGA